GCCCACGGCAGCGTCATCACCTTTAACAGCGAAGACTTCCGAGTGGTGGCCGTTGTCAACCGCCCCCCATCCTCCTGGGTCATCTGCCGAGTGCAGACCCTCGTCCAGTAATGGCTGATTCGCCGGCAATTCCGATGTCCCTATCGTGGGATGTCAGCGAGCTTAATACGCTTATGAGCGCCTATGCCTCTATGAGCAAGAAAAGCCTGCCGGACGTTGTACTGGATACCGCTCGTCTATTCTGCCAGGATATGATCAACTTTACCCCTCCGTTCAGCGAGGCGGTTATGACCACTCGTAAGGGCGGTACTGGTGGCTTCGGTAATAAGGCCCGCGACAAAGGTCGCACGTCCGTAGCCCGTGACATCGACCGCATTTTTATGCCCCTAGTTGAGGCATCGGCCCGAGACGTGGCCAAGTCTGGGAACACCGAGATGTTCCGCGAGTGGATGTCCGAAAAGAAAGATCGTGACCCGTCCTACAAGGGCGGTAAGTTTGCCCGAATCTTTAACACTCCGTTTTGGCAAGTTTCCGAGAAACGCATTCAGATGGCTATGGAAAGTTCGGCCAAGTCTTCCCGCGTAGTCCATTACATTGGGTCTGCTGACACCAAGGAACTTCAAGGCATCCACCGGGCCGTCCGCGGTGGCGTTGATGTGCCTTATCGTGTGAACAAGTCACAGCGTATGAAGGAAGTCTGGATTATTGACCAAGAAGGGGCAAGATCCGTTGAAGCCTATAAGCGCCAGGTTCAGAAGCACGTTGGTCGCCTCAAGGCCGGTTGGTACTTTGCCGGCCAAAACCTAAACTCTGGCAAAATTAAGAACCCAATGCCAACCGCTGCGTGGATTTCCAATCAATCCCCAGGCAATGAAATCACGTCCATCAAGAACGCTGACGGCAACTACAGCATTACGGTCGGCAACAGGATTGGCCGTAACTTCCACGACTTTGATGAAACCTTTAACCGTGCCACAAAGCACCGAGCCTATGTCCTTACCGAGGACATTAAACGAATCCTTACTGGCCTAACCCGAAAGGGTACCCTTGACGTCCTTAAATAACCCATGAGCGCACCCTTCTATTCTGCCCGTACAATCGTCGAGAACAAGCTCGCCCCGTACCTTACCACCAACGTACCCGGCGTAACGGTCCACAAGGGCGTCACGCCCGAGATTAAGGTGCTGCCTATGGTTACCCTCTATGCCGAGTCTGCAAGCCCCGTGGCGGCCCTAGGAACCTACCCTTTGGGTAACTACGAGGTAACCATCAGCGTCCGCATTATCTCCTCGGCCGACGACGAGACATTGGACACCCACCGGCAACGAGTCCAGGAGGTCATTAATGCCCTAGCCGACATCGCGGCCATTAAAGACCTTTGGGACTACCCTACGGATGGTATCCTTTACGACCTTTTCATCACGGGTGGCGACCAGGAGGGGGAGCACCAGCGCAAGTATGGCAACATGATTGAGTTTACGGCTTTCGTGTCAGCCCCCCCCGCCCCTTGACACTTGGCTAAAAACAAAGAACAACTATGGCAGCCATCGAATACGGTGTAGCACTTTTTTACGGCCTTCGTGACACGGAAACCTATATGGTTGTCCAGTCCGATGACCTTGCCCAGTCATTTGCCCTCGACGTTGAGGTTGCAGACGAGAACGGCCTAGTCATTACGAACCATTTGGACGATCGCCGGAATGAAATTACCCTCGACGGTGTTCTCAAGGCTTCCGACTCTATTCCTACAAACGGAACGCAGTTTACTTACAGCGGAATTCAATATATCCTAAAGACGATTGACGACAAGGGTACGAACAAGGACTACCGCAAGGTTTCTGTTAAGGGTATCAAGTACGAGTCTATCGCCTAATAAACAGGCATCCCGCGCATGGATGCTCGTTATATTACTGCCACGATGGTCGGCGGCTCGAAACAACGAGTCGCCGGCTATCGGCTTTTGCCGTTCTGCCTACGCCACCGGGTTCTCCTGGAGGCCATCGACAGCCCTTTCTTAAAGCCCCTCGACCGAGTCATTACCGCGGAGGACGTCATCCTAGCCGCCAAGGTCTTGTCCACCTACGACAAAGTGGTCTTCACGGAAAAGCTGGGATTCACGGATCGTCTCCGCATTAAGGCGCTCGAGATGGGCAACCGTCTGAAGTCTTTATACGCAGGATACATTTATGGCCATATTGTAAACGGCTGCTCCTACCCAAAGACCTGGAAGCAGGAAGGTAAGAAGTATGAGAAGATTCCTTGGGTGCTTTCGTGCGTGGCCAACAACGTCCGTAACGGTTTTACCCTAGAGGAAGCTTGGACGATGCCGGAAGGCGAGGCCGTGTGGTTTAATATCTGCCACGCTATGTACAATGGTTCTGAGGTTGAAGTTATGTCCACCGACGAGGAAACAGCTCTTGATGACTTTGACTCAATCGTAGACCGATATAAGGAAAAGGAGGCATCCAATGCCCGGTGAAATCAAAGTAGAGATTGGATGCAACTACGAGGACTTCCTCCGTGGCCTTGCGACCGTCAAGAAGGAGGCCGATCTGGCCGTCCTCGAGCAGCGCCGTAAGGATAAGGAAGCCAGCGACGCACGTCGAGCGGCCGCCCGTAAAGAGCGTGAAGAACGAAAAGCTGCTGAAAAGGAAAAGCAGGATGCCCAGCGTAAAGAAAATAAAGACGCCGCGGCAGCCTGGCGTGAGACGCAACGCCAAATGCGTGAAAAGGAGAAGGCCGAGAAGGCTGCTAGGAGTGCATCTCAAGAGCAAAAAGAAGGTAAGTTTGCCGTTGCACAGGGATTCTTAACTGGTGGCGTGTCGGGTGGTATTTCAGCCATTGGACAAAGGTTGGGAGGTATGGGTATGCTTGCGGCCGAAGCCATCAATATGCTCATCGAGGGTTTCAAGAAGGCCGTTGAGGAAGCCAAGCAACTGCGCAACTTGTCTTATGCCACGGACATCACCACGGGTGAACTTCGTAAACTACAGGTAGTGGCCGAGCAGTCCGGCATCAGCCTATCCCAGTTTGCCCATGCGGTTGCGGATTTCAACAAGAACATGGGCAAAGCCCGCATCGGTGGATCGGAGCTGAACAACTTGTTGAACAAACTTGGCGTCAGCCAGGAAGACGTCAGCAAGGGCACCTACGACTACAACAAGGGTATCCGCGATCTCGCCAAGGCACATCGTGCCGGCACCGACGCCGCCACCCTAGCCTATTACGGAAACTTAATGTTTGGGTCGTCATTTGAGCAGTTGCTCCCTTTAATAAAGAAGGGGACCGGCGAGCTCGAAAGAGCTGGTCAAGGGATTTACAAGACAAGCGAACTTGCCACCAGCCAGTTGGCCGAAACCTCCAACCGCTGGGAAAAGTTCTGGGCCAATTTCAAGAACGTCGGCGCTGAAGGATTTGCCTTCTTGGATATGTTGGCAAATAGAAACCTAGAAGCACTTACGGTTACAATCACCAGAGGATTGGCCTTGGCCAGCCCCACCGCTGCCGCAAAGTACTACAATAGGGAATCCACGATGGGACCAGAAGGAAGATTGCTCGCCGGCAAAGGAATCGCAGCAACTATGTCCGAGAAGGATGGTAAGGCGTTCTTGGACGAACTTACCAAGCAGATTAAAGGCGATGCTGGAGTCAAACTAACCCCCCTTGGAATGCAGACCGCCCAGGCTGCATCGTCACTTCAGCAGATGGGTGGCGGCGACATCGTCTCCGCGTATGCTTTTAACCCCATAGAAGAGACTGCCAAGAACACTCAAAAGATTGTAGAACTTACTCAACAGCAGCTCGACGAACAGCGCCGAGGAAACGAAAAGTCCAACCCACCCAAAGGAAGTATTTACCGATCCAAATAAAATGCCCATTAGCACTACTTCAATTCGATACGGAAATCAACTTGGCAGTCCCGTTGTACAACCCGGCTGGACAATCGATACTGACGCCTTCGGTCTTGTGCAGGCCCGCGTAACCTACAAGTGGGACGCCACCCCAGACAACATTGGGCTCTTTACCTTTCAGTTCTACCTAGGCGCCCCTTGCGACATTGAAGGCTGGTCTTCCCTTGGTATGTCCAAGGCTTCGATGACCCGTGATAAGGGTGACATCCTCACCATCGTGGCAGAGTTTGTCGGCATCGACCCGACCATCAATGGTGGTAGCCGTACTAACCCCATTATGTCGATGACGGCATCATCGTCGTCCGAGGACATTACGCACCACCCGAACTTCTACAAGATTGCCTGCACTAGCATTACTGGTTCGACCAGTCCGCAAGTACCATTGGCTGGCCCTCCCCCGACTGCTGGTGGTTTTGAGAAGGATACGGCTATCAATCCGAACCGCGCCCTTTGGACGCCCCGCGTGCAGAATACCGGCGCCACCAACAACTGCCAGTTCGTGGCCTTCCTTCCTGCCCAGAAGAGCACCGAGGCGGTCAACATCAAGGCCGGCGTGAAGTCGTACTATAAGCCGCAGAACACCGTACGGATGACGCGGTATGTAAGCAGCGAGAACGAAGCCTTGTCCGACGCTTCTTACGTCGGCTGGTTCACCGATGGCACTTACTTCGGTATGCCTCCAGAATACAGCGCTCTTTGCGGCGAAGGTGCTCCAGCATATCCTGGCAGACTTTACTACATCCAAGAGTATGAAGATTTAATTAGCCGTTCATTCTTGGTGACAAGTTTCTCCGTCGAGCGCTTCGGCAACATCTGGAAGACCACGGGAGAGTTCATGCTCTCTGGCCTTACTGGTTGGGATCCAGACATCTACCCTGGCCCTACCCAGTAATGGACAACGATTACATCCAGTCCTTTTTGGACGGCTTAAATGGGGACACGACCCGCGGCCGTCAGATGCCAAGCAATGGCGTTCTTTACGACGCCAATGCCGGAGGCAGCTCATTGTCTCTTATTGCCGACCTCTACGAGCCAGGGCTCAACGACTTCCTCGTCAACGTAAACGGCAACGGAACGGACTGGACGGTCAACGTGGCCAAGGGTACGGTGCTCTACCGCTCCAGCCCGAATAACGTTAGCGGCGGTTGCCTCCGCGAGTACCTAGTCCGCGGATTCGGAGTATGGCCAACCGATTCCCTAGAGGATGGCGACTATGACGATACCCCTTGGGTGCAGAAAGGTGGGTACTGTACCATTAGCCCTCTGACCACGACCGGCGAAGGCGAAGAGGCCGTGACCACCGGGTCGAACCAGTACGGCGTCTACCTCATCGCCAACCAATACAAGATTGGTGAAAATACCCTTGAGCCAGGCGTCCCTTATCTGGCCCTTATGCCCATAGGTGGCGACGCCGAAACAAAGACTAAACCTTGGGGCGATGAGACTACTTGTGATCTCCAGCGCTGGTTTAACTTCTTTGAGTACAGGGGCGTTACTGTTATGATTCCTACGGAACCTTACGAGGTGTCCGGCAATCTTGAGTTATCCCAAGAGAATAAGATTCAGAACTACAACTGCCAGCGCATTAGGCTGGCGCTAATTACTTGGGATACAGTAGGTCTAGTCTGGTCGGTTACCCAGTACGCAGCCGGCACAATTACTATCCCATATAATATTCATTACTTGGGTGCTTACCGTTTTGAGGTTACCGACCCCCAATCCGAATACCCGTCGTGGTACACAACCCCGTATTTCCTTTCGGCTCAAAACGACTGGGAGGGTGCTTTTGACGATTGCGAGAAGTGGGATGGGACTGGAATTAGCCCGACTACCCAGTTGGACGTGTAAGGTTTCTGGCTGGTTGACATAGGGCTAAAAGCAGAAGCCTATGGCTACGCCGACCTTTAGTTTTACCCGAGGGTCTACCCTCACCATCTCTGGGGTCTATACCCAGTCATCTGGGGAGGCACCACCCAACCTAGACGGCATCGACATTTACTGCACAGTTCGTGACCAACGCGGCTATGAGTACCCCCTAGAGGTCACAAAGGACAGCTCGACCGAGTTCTCAATGTACTATGCCAATACCCAAGAGTGGCATCCTGGCACGGGTTTCATGGATATGGTCTTTGTGGCCAACGGCCTCGCCATCTATTCGGAGACGGTAAACGTCATCATCCTACAGAACGTCACTAAGAATATCTTCACCTAATGGCCATCACGCTTACGATCTGCGAGTCTGCTAACATCGCGGTCAACCCTGTGGTGCCGGCGACGGTCGTCATTAATCCCGCCCTGCCGTCGGTATCGGCAACGGTGACGGTTGGCACCACAACTACTGGCGCACCCGGCACGGACGCCCTAGTGGTCAATAGCGGTACTGCTTTTGCTGCGGTCCTAGACTTTACCATCCCAGAGGGAATTCAAGGCATCCAGGGAATTCAAGGCATCCAAGGGCCAGCGGGGTCGGCGGGGGCACCTGGCGCAGCCGCCACGATTGCCGCCGGCACGACGACGACTCTCTCACCGGGTACTTCGGCGACCGTTACCAATGCGGGGACATCCTCTGCTGCGGTCTTTAACTTCGGCATCCCTCAAGGGACACAGGGTATCCAAGGTATCCAAGGTATCCAAGGTATCCAAGGCATACAGGGGACGACTGGGGCCACGGGTGCGACTGGCGCTACGGGGGCTACTGGTGCGGGCGTGGCTACTGGCGGTACTACGGGCCAGCTGCTAACCAAGGTCAGCGGGACCAACTACGACACGACTTGGACGACTGTCATTCCCGGTGATCGTTATCTGACGACCTCGGTCACGAGCAACACGGTCAGCAACGGTAACAAGACCTTTACGATTGGCACGGGCCTGTCTTACACGCCGACGCAGAACCTCACCATCTCGTTTG